TGGTGGAGCCTACCGGCGCCGGCACCGACATCCGGGACGGCATCGGCGGCAACGTGAGCCGCATCATCGACCAGGTGCGAGTGATCACGCTGGACGGCATGGGCGGCTGGCTGGAGCCCTATGTGGTGAGTCCGCTGGAGGCTCAGGCGGGGGCCGTGGCCACGCTGGCGGGTACCGCCCGCACGGCCAGCGACCCCACCTTTGCCTACGCGGAGCTGCGGCCCTATGAGGTGAACGTCACCTCCTACGTTGACCGCAACATCAGCCGCCTGAGCCCGGCGGATTACTTCGCCAAGGTACAGGCCATGGCCATGGAGGCCATGCGCAAGAAGGTGTGCACGCTGATCTACAACGGCGACGGCCAGACCACCCCCGCCATGTACGGCATCAAGACCGCCAAGAACAAGGCGGGCACCGCCATCTTCACCACGGTGGAGGCCACCGATCTGGACGAGGACATCCTGGACGAGCTGTACTACAGCTACGGCGACGAGGACGGCGTGGGCGAGAACGCACAGCTGTACCTGAAGCGCAGCGACCTGAAGGCACTGGGCAAGATCCGCAACAGCCTGAAGGAACGTGTATTCAAGGTGAGCCACCCCGGCGCCAACTGGGGCACCATCGACGACAGCGGCAGCGCCTACACCTACAACCTGGCATCCGCCCTAACGGGCTTTGCCGACGCCACGGTGAACGGCACGGCCACCATGCTGTACGGCGACCCCCAGAACTACGAGCTGGGTCTGTTTGGCCCCATGACCGTCCGGGTGGATGAGAGCGTGAAGGCCGTGGAACGCATGCTGACCATCCTGGGCGACGCCATGGTGGGCGGCAATCTGATCCGGCACCACGGCTTTAGCGTGCTCAAGAAGAAGATCGCCTCCCAGGGCGGCGGTGGCGGCTGATCGGGTGACGTAGATGGCAACGGAACTGCAAATCAACGCCTGCAAAGCCTATATGCGAGTGGACGGCGACGAGGACAACGATCTGATCGGCCAACTGTGTGACGCGGCGGCGGAGTATCTGGACGCGGCAGGGGCAGTGCGAGGCGCGGACGGCAGCGCACGGGCCGCACGGTACGACCTGGCGCTGTGGGCGCTGACGCTGCACTACTACGACCACCGGGACGCGGTGGGCACGGAGGCGGCGCTGCCCCTGGGCATCCGACCCATCATCACCCAGCTGAAGCTGACGAGACCCACGCAGTCCTGAGAGAGACGCCGGGGCTGCCTCATGGGGCGGCTCCGGCGTTTTGCGGTGCGTGCCCGAGTTGGGCATGGGCGGGGTACGGATTCCCACGCCAGTGTGCGCACTGGCTCGGAATGACAGGATGGTGCTCAAGTTGGGCACGGGAAAGGAGATAACAATGCTGGACGCGGGAAAGCTGCGGCACCGGGTGGTTGTGCAGCGCTATGTGGGAGAAGCTGACGACTACGGTGACATCCGGTGGGCCGACGACAAAAACTGGCGCAACGTGTGCATCGTGTGGGCGGCGGTGGATCCCATCAGCGGACGGGAATTCTACGCTGCGGAGCAGGCCCAGAGCGAGGTGAGCCACAAGGTGCGGATGCGCTACCGGGGCGGCATCAAGCCGGGGATGCGGCTGCTGCTGGACGGCCGGAGGCTGCACATCCAGTCGGTGATCGACTGGGAGGAGCGGCACGAGAGCCTGCTGCTGATGGTGCAGGAGGTGAACGGTGGCAAATAAGTGGGCGGCCCGAATCGCCTCGGTTCGAAGGGCAGTTTATGCCAAAAACGGCGTTACCGTGGACATGCGGGACCTGAAAGAGGCCAAAAAGACCTTTGACGCCATGGGAAAGCTTCCGGCCAAGGTGGTGACGGCGGCGGCCCGGCGGGGCACGACGCTGACCAAGAAGGCGATCCTGAACAGCGGGAAATTCCCGGTTGACACCGGCCTTATGAAGAAGGCGCTGAAGGCCAAGAGGGAGAGAAGCCGCCTGAAAGGCAAGAAGGTCTACGACATCCGCTTTGATCCGACATGGAATGCATATTTGCAGCGGCCTATTAAGAATCCCGGTGAGGCGGGCGGCAAGTCCGACCACGCTTATTATCCCGCCAGCATGGAATATGGTTTTCTGACCCGCAGCAAGGGTAACGGCCTCAGCTATGTGCCCGGCTATCACTTCATGCGGGACGAGGGCGAGGCAATGCGAGAGCCGGTCAAGGCCGAGATGGCCAAGAAATTCAATGAAGCGATGCAGAAGGAGTGGACGAAGCGGCATGGTACCTGAGCAGAGCATCAAAACGGCGCTGGAGGGCGTGAAGGGCCTGAAGGGCCATGTGTACACGGCGGAGGCGCTGCGGGACGAGCCGCTGTTCGCCTTTTACCGCATCCGGAGCTGGAGCGAGGAGGACGCGCTGGGCGGCGGCACGGGGCTGGAGACGGCGGAGGTGGAGATCCACATCGTGGCGGAGAGCTACGCCGCCATGACGGCCACCGCCGCGCTGGCGGCGAAGGCTGTGAAGGCGCTGCGGGGCATTCAGGCCGGGGGCGCGTACATCGAGCGGGCCCGGATCAGCCAGCAGAGCCCGGATCTGAAGGAAATGAGCATCAACAAATTCCGCAGGATGTATGTGCTGCGGATCGACTATCAGGAAGGAGATTAAGTTATGGCAAAGAGCAGAAGCGTAGGCACCAAGCTGCTGATCGCCCCCAAGACCGGCAACACGGACGTGGAGGTGGGCGCTCTGAGCTCCGTCAGCGGCATCGACGCCAGCGCCGACGAGGTGGAAGTGACCGACATGGGCAACACGGACGGCTACCGGGAGTATCTGCCGGGCTTCAAGGACGGCGGCGAGGTGTCTCTGAGCGGCTATATGGACGGCGAGGACGAGGGTCAGGCGCGCCTTTACGAGCTAATGGAATCCGGCGACGTGGTGGACTGCAAGATCCAGTTTCCCGCGAAGATCGGCAAGACGTGGAGCTTTAAGGCGGGCGTGACCAAGTTCACCACCAGCGCGGACGTGGACGACGCCATCACCTTTGAGGCGACGCTGAAGGTCAGCGGCAAGCCGACGCTGGCGGCCACTGTCGGCGGCTAAGGAGGGGCAGAGCAATGGTCATTTTGAATCTGGACAAGCCCCGGGAGCTGAAATTCACCCACAAGGCCATGCGGCAGTTCTGCGCGCTGACAAAAACCAGCGTGCCGGAGCTGCGGGAGGTGGTGCAGCGCTATGACCTGATGGCCGCGGCGGTGTACTGCATGCTGGCGGCCCAGGACAGCAGCCTGACGCCCAGTCAGGTGGAGGACATGCTGGACGAGCTGCCGGTGCTGGAGGTGTACAGCAAGGCTGTGGAGGCCGTGAGTGAGGCGCTGCAGGGCGGCGAGGACGGCGAACCGGAGGAAAACCCTCCGGCGGCGGCTGGAGCTGGGAAGAAAGCCTGAGTCTGGCCGCCCAAATGGGCATTTGTCCCGGGGAGTGGGAGCAGATGACTGTCCGGGAGCTGAACGTATACGCCAGCGCCGTGGGGCGGCTGCGGCGGCAGGAGCAGGAGCTGCGGGAGGCCAACATCTACAGCGCGGCCATGGTGCTGCGGGCCTGTTTGTTTGCCAAGCACGCCCCGGCGCTGGAGAAGGTATTTCCCCACCTGAAGGTGGCGGAGAAGAATGAGGACATGGACGACGAGGCCCTGTACCGCCAGGTGGCGGCATTGAACCGGATGTTTGGCGGGGCGGAGGAGTAGCGGCGGGATGAGGGTTATCTCTCCCTCCGTCATGGCCTTTGGCCATGCCACCTCCCTCGTCAGAGGGAGGCAATTAAAACGGAAAGGAGGTGGATGCTGTGGGTGTGGTCAAAAATCTGATGCTGCGCGTGGGCGCGGACTTTTCGGCGGTGACAACGCAGTCGAAGAAGGCCAGCAAGTCCATGGGCAGCATGATGAGCGCCATCAACCGCTCCACCAGCAAGCTGAACAGCGCCATCAGCGGCATGAGCAAGGTGCTGGGCGCCGCGGGCATAGCCGTGAGTCTGGCGGGCGTGGTGAGCGCCGCCAAGAACGCAGCGGCAGCCTTCAACGAGGTGCAGGAAAACAACGCGGCGCTGGCCCAGGTGATGAAAAACACCATGGGCGCCACCCGCGAGCAGTGGCTCAGCGTGCTGGATCTGGCGGACGCCCAGCAGCGGCTGGGTGTGATCGACGCGGAGGTGACGAAGGCCGGCGCGGTGGAGCTGGCCACGTATCTGGGGCTGAGCGACTCGCTGGAGAAGCTGCTGCCGGTGATGAACGACATGCTGGCCCAGCAGTACGGCATGGCGGCAAGCAGCGAGAACGCCACCAACATCGCCACAATGCTGGGCAAGGTGATGAACGGCCAGACCGGCGCGCTGAGCCGGTACGGTTACTCCTTCACGGCGGCCCAGGAGGCCATCCTGAAGTACGGTGACGAGGCCCAGCGGGCCGCAGTGCTGGCCCAGGTGGTGGAGGAATCGGTGGGTGGCATGAACCAGGCGCTGGCGCAGACGCCGGCAGGCCGCCTGCAGCAGGTGAAATTCGCCCTGGGCGACATTCAGGAGCAATTCGGCAAGGCGGTGATGACCATCGCCACGGCATTTTTGCCGCTGCTGAACACGGTGGTGGCGGTGCTGCAGAAGATCGCAGCGTGGGCCGGGCGTGTGGCCCAGGCCATCGCCAACGTGTTCGGGGTCAAGACCAAGACGGTGGCGGCGGCAGGCGGCGGCATC